AGCTTGGCTCTTATCCTGGGCGCAACTTCCTCGTGAATCGCCCGTAAGGGCTACTTGATAACCCAACACTTAACAAGCGCTAACAGGGGTGAAAAAATACGTAAATGCAACACGTAAACAGTGCTAAATATACAGTTGTTGAGCATATTGTAAAGGAATACCCAAACGATAAATACAAAGTAACCGTATTTAATAACCCTCTGGTTATTCCAAAGCCAAAAAAAGGTCGTACTGCTAATAGAAGCTCTGAGAAGCCGTCAGATGACGCTATTACAGAGTCTTTACGCCGTACACGTACAACTATATTCGATTACGCTCTTTCAAATGATTTTGAGTATTTTGTAACATTTACGTTTAATCCAAAAAAGATTGATAGATACTCAATAGATGAGACTTTTAATACGATGAAGTACTGGCTTAATCGTCAGAAAAAGCACTCACCCGATTTTGCATATGTTATCGTTCCAGAGTTTCATAAAGACGGTGCAATTCATTTCCACGCTTTAATCCGTGCATACAATGGCGATATGAAGCCTACTAAGATATTCCAAAATGGAAAACGTGTGTATAACGTAACTGGCTTTACTTCTGGATTTACAAATGCCCAGAAAATGGATGATAATCAAGAGAAGACGGCTGGTTACATTACAAAATACATAACAAAAGATACTATAAATAGATTCAATAAACGTCGCTACTGGGCCTCTAGGAATTTACAAAAGCCCGTAAAGCATTATGAATCTCTAGAAGCCCTCAATCTCGGTCAATATCTTATAGATGACAATATAGCCTATCATTCAGAAGATTATAATATATTTGTATACCAATTTAAGCGTGATTCTACTGTTGATTCTGTTTATGACTTGCTGGCTGATAAGTATATTAAGCCTCAATCTGTTGAATCGTCTGTAGTAAAATATCGTCAATTTGCTTTACCTACTATTTTTAGACAGATTCCTCTATATTCTTAAAGAATCTTTATAAATAGTGTTGCATTTTGTGTTTACGTGTGCTATAATAAAAGTAGTTAGAGATGAATCTAGCTTAATAATAACTTAATAAAAGAGAGGCACTAATATGTATAAAGAAGATATTAAAGATAGAATGACAAAATCATTTAAGTATGATGACAGAGATAATTCTAAGAATATGTTGATTCTTAATGATTGGTTGTATACAAAAGATGGTTTTAATCGATATCGTAAAATAACAATAATAGCCCCGCCCGTGGCACAAAACGGGCAGAGAGGATTTTTTTATGAAGAATAAGAATATTCACTTAAGAGTCTCTGAAGCTGATTATAAGATGATTAGAAAACGCTCAAAACAGTTAAATATGACTGTAAGTGATTATTTAAGACGTCTTGCTATCGTTGATGTTGCTAAGTCTTAAATAATAACATAAACGTCTTTTTTTTTATTAATCGATATGTTATTATAAAGTTAGTTAGTTATATAGAGGCTAACTAAGAGTCTTATTAAGTCATTAAAAAGAAGGAGAATATAAAATGACACCTACAAACTCAGATAATATCACCTCTCATATAGCACGTTCTTATGTTGAGCAACGTACCTCAAAAAAAGATAATCGCCCTTATAGTGTTTTGATTGTTGAGTGGCTTATGCGCAACGGCAATACGTACAAGCAGACAATCTTCTTGTCTGATGAGCAAGTTGTTTTGATCGATTCCTCTGTTAGTGTAAAAGAATCTCAAGTATTTTAATATTCGCTGGTGCTTGAGTTCTTAATCAAGTTAAATGTCAAGATGAGAAGCAACCAGCAGTGCCAATTGTAGCTAAGGCAAGGCACTATCGATATTAATTAATTGAGCTACAAGAGAGGGTATAAGTAAGTCTATGAAGCTTATTGAAGCAACAGATGCAACCGCAATTATCACAACGGTTGTGGGTTACTTTACACAAAACTGGCCAGCATTGGCTATTTTGATCGGTTTTGGTGTAGGCTTGAAGCTGTTCCGTTCATTCGGTAACCGTGGCTTGAAGGGCCGTTTCTAGTAGCTTGCGGGGTAGGTTCACCCCACCACATCCCTACCCCGCCCATATTATAAGGTATTAAATTATGAAAACTATAGAGATTGTACAATTAATAACACAAACGCTTTCGGCTAACTTCTCATCGCTTTTGGCAATAATTGCCGTCGGTGCTGGTGTGAAGATAGTTTTAGATATCGTCTTTAAGTCGTTATACTCTGTTACAAACTCTAAGTAGGTATTATTATGACGGCAACAGAATTGCAAACAATTTTAGACAATTTTTTAGTAAAGTTTTTTGTAATTCTGTTCTCTGCGTGCATTTGTTGGTATTTTATTAATCGGATTGGTTATAGAGGAGGTGATAATAGATGAGTGCTAACGATATTGTCGTATTAATTTATAACGTTATGACGGTTCTCGCTATTGTTTCCCTTCTATATTTTATTTACACGGATTTAATAAAAGGTCGTAAAAAATGATGATTCTCTTAATACTTTTCTCTATTTTCCTTCTCTTTATTGTAGTCTTCTCAATCGATGAAGAAGTCGAATATCAAACCTATTTAAGAGAAAAAGTCAATAATGAGCATAAATAAGAGGATTCTTTACGGTTTATCTGCTCTTTTAATTTTGGGCTATTCTTTCATTTCACCGTTTAATCGTGCGTCTGCTCTTGATAGTAAAGATAAATATCCGTCGTTCCATACGACAAAAAAGCTTTATTTAGAAAATGGCCCAAACAGTCAGATGGATTTTACATATTACGATGTTCTTTTATTCTTTAATAGAGATGAGATGTATAACCGCAAGATTAAATGGAATTGTAATAATTTTACTCGTCAGCAGGCTTATGCTAGTTATAAAAAGGCTTTAGATAATAATTCTGGTTGGCTTATAACTCAAGTTGAGCGCAATTATATTTATCATGTTACTTCTTCTAAAGACGCAATATATAACTCTAAGTCTATTAATCTTTATTGGTCAGAGACAAAACCTGATGAGAGTACTTTGTACTATTATGGTGGTACTAATAATAAAAATAGACACGATATGTATTATTTTGGCTTTGCTTCTAACGTCAAGTATAGTACTCGTCAATTAACCGCTTCTTATGATAATAGATCTGAGACTATTTTTATATCTTGTGAACCAAACGCTGGTGTTTATCAGACTCGTCTCTCTGCTGATAATCCAGATACTGGTGATTATTGGATTGAACAGGGTGAGTCTACAAAGATTTCTACTTTTATTAATGCTTATCCCTATAAGTTAGATAAAAATACTATTACTTGGGATTTGCCATTCATTCCCGATTCTATGCAACAGGATTTATATCCTCATTTTGCGTATGACCTAAAATATCTTAAACTTAAGATTTCTCATCTTAAAAAAGAAGATCATATAGAGTTTCCAAAAGCTTGGGATAGTTACGATAATAAAAAAGGTTATTATATACCAGATAAAACAGATTATACTGTTGAATTTGCTGTTCAGAATCGTAAAGGTGGTGATGTAGTTCAAAATGGATTGCAATATATAAAGTCTGGTGGTGATTTTACTGTCGATTTGCCGTCATTGGGTGAATATTCTGTTTCCGCTCAGTATAGAGTTAAGGTGTGTTATGCTTATTCATATGATAGAGATAAGACAATAACGCCTGCCGATGGTGATTATTGTTTCTACGCCCCACCAGATGAGACTAAGTCTGTAAAATATGGTATGCGCACTGCTTACATAAAAGCTGATGGTGAATCTAAGTCTGGTTCTACTCTTACAATGAATTGTATAGAGGGCTTTTGTTCAGATTTACCGCAGAAGCCAAAATATGAGGATTGCTCGCAATATGATTGGACTTTTGGTAGTATTAAGATTCCGTCGCCTGGTTCAATTGCTTGTGCTATACGTAATACTTTTGTTTGGTTTTTTACAGATTTTCTTTTTGGTATAATTTTTCCAAAAATTGAAGATATAAAAGATATATGGGATGATTTATTAGATACTATTATAGATAGGCTTGGTTTTTTGGCCTTGCCATTTACTTTTATTAAAGGTGTATTTACTACTGTTCAGGCTATGACTACAAGTAAACCTACTTGTGCCGTTCCTTTGACTATTTTTGGTTCTACTGCTAATTTTGAGTTGTGTAGGTGGCGTTACCAGTTGCCCGCTATGTGGGCTTTTATGCAGACAATTTTACAAGGTGGTATTGCTATAGGTTTCTTGTGGGTATGCTATCGATTGGTCAATAGATTCTTCGGTATTTATGTTGAAGATTATGAAGAAGAAGATGATGATGCTTACATGACTGCTCGATGGGTTGATGAGCGTACAGGTGAGACTGGAGATTGGCAGAAGTTCAGGAGGAGAGATTAGATGATAGTATTGTTCTTTTTGCATTTTATAGTTGTTATTATCAAGTTTCTTTTGTCTCTTATACTGATTCCGGCTGCACCATTAGTCTTTCTTAATGCAATAAATAATGTCGTTCCATATTTTGCATTCCCTATCGTTGTTATGCGTCAGTATATTGGAGATACATTCTTTGCAACTATGTTAGTTATGATTGTTACAAGTATAACAGTATTCATTGCGATTCGTCCTGCTATATGGTTCTATAATAAAGTTAGAGGTAATTAATGCCAAACATACTTCCGTTTGTAAATAAGTCTTTTTCATTCGATAGAGAGGCTATTAAAGAAAACAGGCGCAACCTTAAAGATCCAGATTACTTTCGCCCCTCAGGTATTCAGACTTTTTTCGGTGAACAGGGCGACGGCAAGACTATAACATTGATTCACTTTTATAAGAGAATAGCTAAGCGTTATCCAAAAGCTATTGTCGTTTCTAATATCATTCTTAAAGACAGGATACCTCTTAAGTTTAATAATTCGGTCGAGCAGTTAAAGGCTATTCTTTCTCATGAGATAGATACTGTCAATGAATATATCTATTATTCCTCTTTAGAAGAATATGCACTAGTTAATCAATGTGTACGCAATGGTAAATATGGTGTTATAGTGATCACTGATGAATATCAAAATTATTTCTCTAATCAAGACTCTCGCAATGTTCCGCCTTGGGTCATTCATCAGGCAGCTCAAAACCGTAAGCAAAAGAGGTTACACCTCGTTACCTCTCAGGATTATGATCAATTGGTTAAAGCCGTAAGGCGTCGATCAGATATCGCTTTTCGTTGTAAGTCTTTCGCCCTGCCATTTGGTCTCTCGGCTGGCCCGTTCTTTACAGTCTACTGGGCGTTTATCGCTAAGAAGCTGGAGTTTGACAACAACGGCAAGCGTGTGGACGGCTCGCGACCTCTCAAGATGGGATTTTTCTTTCAGTCGCAGGCGTTGCGGGATTCATACGATACCAACCAGGTTGTGTTTACTGGCTCTCAGGCCGACGGCGTGTTCCTTGCATCTCAGCCCACTGTCAGTGTGAAGCAGACTGCCTCTTCCCTTAAACCGAAGAAAAAGGGCTTGATTTTCAGGCACAGATGATTTATCATCAGGATAAG